GGCTCAGGGTGCTGACCCGTCGAAGCTGGTTGCGTCTTTGGCTGCTGTGACGAATGGTATCAAGTCGGGTAAGGCTATTGAGGACATTGTTCTTCTGGTGTTTGCCCCTCCACCCCCTGTTCCCACCCAGCCGGCTCCCGGTGTTGGTGCCCCAGGAGACCCCTCCTCTCCTCCTGGTTCTGGCGCCCCCGGTTCTGAACCGGCTGGGTTGGGCAGTCCTCCTGCGGGTGGGCCGATGGCCCCACCCGGTGGTCCTCCGAAGGGGCGACCTGACTTGTTGCAGCTTATGGCCCAAGCGGGCACGACCGGGCGAGCAAATCTAGGGGCAAACGTCCGTCGAAGCATGCCCGTATGAACCCATGTAAAAACTGCGGCAAGGATTCGCTGCCATCTCGATGGGTCTGCAAAGAGCACCACTTGGCACGGCGACGCGAACAAGAACGCGGGAGTGCGACAGGCATAGCCTGGCGTGCTAAGCGCACCAAGGAATACATCCGCGCACAGAACGTCAAGACGCGATACGGCATCACTATTGAGAGGGTCAATGAGATGCTGGCCGCGCAGGGTGGCGGTTGTGCCATTTGTAAGCGGATGGACAGCGGCACCCGTGACTGGTGTGTTGACCATGACCACGCATGCTGTGAGGCAATCCCAAACATGCACGCCTGTGGAAATTGTGTCAGGGGCATCGTTTGCTACAACTGCAACAACATGCTGGGTTATGCAATAGATAACCCCGACAATTTGATGGCGGGAGCCACATACCTCATGTCCACGGTGGACGTGCTCTCTATGGCGGTGGCCTAATAGTGTTTGGGTCTAAGCGGAGGAAACAATGACGACCAACGACGACTACAAGAAACTTCTCTCTGAGACTAGCCCCGTGCTACTTAAGTGGTCTCAGGAGTTGGACAATATGCTGATCCCGATGGGGATTACCCATTCTGTCGCCGAAAGGCTGCGCATCAGCGCAGCCCAATTCGCGGGTGCGTCTCGGGATGCCTGATGTCTTGGCAGCCGATCCGCGATGACGGATTCACTGTTTTGCTTCGTGACCTTCACACCATGATTTCGCGCGAGAGCGCGCCGAAGGAAGACATGCTTTGGATGGTAGAAGCAATGCAACGACTGAACGGGGATGTCGATGCCTAGTGGAGGTTTGCATTCGCCCACGAACCCGGCCTCTGTCTCTGGTCCCGGCGCTCTTAGTCAGCGCACGGACCAGCCGAAGATGGCGTTGACTGATGCGAAGTATGGCGAGCAGCGGGACTTCCAGTCCATTCAGGGTGGCGCCCCGATGGGGCAGCCCGCTGGCCCTCCTGCAGCGCAGGGTGGTGACGCTCCTGCAGAAATGCCTGTCGGGTTTGGTGCGCCAACGGCTAACCCTAATGAGCCGGTCACGGCTGGCGCTAACGCGGGTGCTGGTGCTGATCAGTCGGCGTTGAATCTGCCGAAGAGTGACACCCCGCAGGAGTTGCGCCAGAAGTATGGCCCGATCCTGCCAGCCTTACTGGCTGAGTCTCAGTCTCAGTACGCAACGCAGTCTTACAAGGACTCCGTTGCGGCCTTACTCGCCCTCTTCTGATAGGAGCCTGAATGCCTGACGGCAACGACTGGCTCTCTAGCCTTGCGTCCAAGGTGGGGACAGTTGGGTCCTTTATCGGGAAGACACTGTTTCCTGCCGCTGCGATGTACGACCAGTGGAAAGACCCGAATGTTGGCGCGTCAAACGTGCTTGCAGGCACCCGCGCCGCCATGGGTGCGGTCGGTGACGTAGGGACCTGGGCCGGGGACAAGGACCCAACAAAGTTGCTGATGCCCGGTCTGATGCCGGCGCTTGCGATTGCACACCATATGGGCGTCGGCGCGCAGGGCGACGAGTGGGACAAGGGGGCCATTGGTCTGCTTGGCACGGGGTTCAGCAAGGGCGGCAGTCTTCTCACGGCAGCGGCATTGGCCCCGTCGCCACTGTCTGACAATTACAGCCCCGCGAACAACAAGAGGGCTTGGGACATGGCGTTCTCGAAAGAGAACCCCATCGACTTTGGTGGCGCCGTCATGGGCGCACTCTACGACCGCAACAGTGGTAGCCAGAACTCTGTTCTGGTGGACCCTAACGGCCTCAAGGATTTGCATCAGCATTTGGATTCGTCGTGGTATGGCAACTTGGCGGCGGGTGCTATCACTTTTGGCGGTTACGCCCTCCTCGACCCCACCAAGGGTATTAGCAAACTAACGCGGGCGACACGGGCCGCTAACTATGTGGCTGACCCGATGCACGCTGACCGGCTTGCGACTGCCGTTAATACCGCCATCGACACTGGCGAAGTATTGAAATCGGGCAATCTTGGCAACACGGGCCGCGCCCTAGTTGGCGCACCCATGAATGACGCGTCTCAGGGTGGTCGCCTGATGGCGTCCATGCAAACCCGTTTCGGCAACGACACAAACTTCAACTCCGTGCTGAACAAGTTGGACCCCACCCACGGTGAGGGTACGGACGCTGCTCGCATGGCTGCGCCCGTGATGGCTGAGTTGATTACTGACGCGGGGAAGATCACTGACCCGCTGCTGCAGGCGCAGGCGCACACCAACATTTTCTTAGCCTCCACGGGTTCCAGCGTTTCGATGAAGTGGTTGGCGGACAACCTGCCAATGGCTGCAGCGAAACTACGCCGCACCTCTAACGCACCGTCAGAGTTCACGCTGCTGCGCAACGTCATGGACGACGTTGAGGCGAACGGTATCCAGTCTTTGGATATGGGCAAGTGGGTTGACTCCCACTATGGTTCTGCGCCGAACACGGCAGAGCTGAAGGCTTACGCATCCAAGGTTGAGGACGTTCGCAAGTTCAAGCAAACCATTGAGCACGGTGGCCCTGGCGGGTCGATGGTGGAGTTTGGCACGTCAGCGGCTAAGGGCACAAGTTCTGGCACCATGGTGGTGCCGCGTACCTTGGAGAAGTTGAAGGCCGGCCTTAACCAGTACGTTCTGGATC